ATACGGTTGAATGGTAAAAGTATTGTATTAATCATTGACAAAATGAAATAATAGATATATAATGATAATAGAAAAAGGCAAGACTTCAAACGGTTATGCCAAAGAGTTTATTTTTGAAAAATAACGCTGCTTTAGCGGGCTGGCGTTATTTTTTTATGGAAACTACCAAGAGTAGAAGAATAATCATAAAAGAAATTATGAATTCATTATCCATATCAACCACCTCCTCTCCCGACCGATAATGTGGGATAGTTGGTGGCATAACCGTCCAGCTTTTACACTGTTTTCTGTCTTGCCTTTAACTGCGGATTACTCCGACAAGAGCATTATATATTAAAAACATACAAAATTCAACAATTCAAAGCAAACGTAACATAAAAGTAAAATCAAAGTGCAGTATTCATATCTGCACTTTTTTTATTACAGAGAAAGGAAAAATGAATATGAAAAGAAAAACAATAATATTTTTAACAATGATATTTACGGTTGTCTTTTCTGCCATAGCCTCAAGTTATATTGTAAATGCAGATGAACTTGACGGATATACAAAGGTAGATTGGTCTTGGAACAGAGATATGGAAACCACTGATGTCAATTCTGTAATTGTGGGCGGAAATATTCCGTTTTGGCGATATGTAAATAAAACATCTCCGGCAAATAATAATGCGATATGGAAAAGTATATATGGTGATGAATTATCAGATGATGATGTCATAAAAATATGGCGTGGTGATATGGACAAAAAATATGTAGTGGCAAGTGTTGATGTTGTAAACATTCCTGATGAAAACATACGTCAATACATATACGACCATATAGATGAAGATTTACCTGACTTGAAATTCAAGTTTGACATCGATGCGGATGTTGAGGGCGATTCAAACAGTGAAAAAGCAGAAAAGCTATTTGATGGCGATATAGGTTATCGTGTATATCGAGATGGTGACACTTGCCGAATTGAAATGAAATTCAGTCCTAAATTCCATTTGATTGATGGAGAAGATAATGACTTGAATATTGAAGAAAAAGTATTGCCTAATATGCCAAATAAAAAATTACCTAAAGCGTGCTATCCGTATAGCTCCGTTATATTCTCTATGTGGGGATATGAAGGCGGCTCTAATGAGCATTACGGAGCTTTGGAAGTGGTTGAGGGTAACGACCCGAAATATATTTACGGTCAAAGTTTTGGTTACGGTGATATATTAGAAAAAGGAAAAATACCAAACAATATGGTTTATCCAAACTTTGAGGCTGGAGAAATTAATCAAGAGGGAACGTGGGTAGGCACAGTTGAAAGTGATACGCTTGACAGTAATCTTATTCGTATAGGACAACAATATAAGCAAAAAGGTGATTTATGGTATTACAGTTATGGCGGAGCAGTCGGATATAATTTTAAGTTTCCGTTTAAGGTGTCGCTTGGATTGGACTTGCACGGAACAGTAACAAAAAGATTTATAAACAGTATCACAGGTGAAGTGATTTTTGAAGATACTGAATCAATACCTTTTGGAGAGTCTGATAGTATAACCAAAACATATGTATTGGCTGATAATTCGGGTAAAGCAATCATTGATAATTCGGAAACAGAATACATATATGAACGATATAAAGTCATAAATGGCCCAAATAGCGAAAATGTAATTGAAGGTACATCGGTATATGCTAATGTAGATTTATCGCCAAATACGCCAAATAAAACGCTTGAAATATACGTTAGACCTGATACACCTATTGAAACTCCGACTAAAACACCTAATCCTGATAATGAAAATCGTCCTCCGAGTAATGATGAAGTACCTGATGATGAAATAGAAACAGTGCCTATTGACCCGTCTATTTGTGATAGTGATACAAATACTATTGTTTGGCAAGAACAGACAAAGCACACCGTTTCAACTACTGACGGAAAAAGTCACACTTGTTATCACACATACACATATAAGGCAAAATTAAAAGTAGACAGTATTAAATTATCGCCTGACCCAATAAAAAGCGGTTATGGACTTGACGCAGAAATCAAAACGAGTATAAGCTATGAGCAAACCAATGCACAGAAAAGCTATTCCTGTTCTCAACGCTTAGGAACACGAACACCATCGGACAAACCAAAACCACCGACTAAAGCCACCGCTCGTCTTGGTTGGACATCAAAAACCTTTGACGGTGATTTTATTCAAGGTAGTATGGTTGATATGAATAAAGTATCAAGTAATAGTACATCTGCTACATTCTCTGCTCCTTATAATAACATTGTAAACGAAAGTAAACTATATACGGACTTATGGTTAAGCGGAACAAAAGAAGAGCCTAAAAGACATAAAATTGCTTTTGACATTTACGGTGGCGGTGTAGATGGTACTGAATGGTGTACAACCGTTGAAAAAACTTTTATTATAAATGGTGATATGTCTGAGGACGCTTATACTACATCAACGTACTAATATTAAGAATTAGTGAGAATGGTCTATTTTAGACTATTCTCACTAAAAAAATGTAAAGGAGAAAACAAAGATGAAAGAAGAAAGAACTATAATTATAAAAGAAAATGAAAATGCTGAAGAAATAGAGGCTTATGAAGAAAAAATCATTAAACTTTTAGCAGAAATATTGATGGAAATACAAGAATAAATATAAAACTTGGAATTTGTACTTGACAAATCCAATAGTTTTGCGATATACTCCATAATGTAACAACGTAGGGTCTATAGAAAGTATCAGATGTACACACACAAAAAAGGAGCGTGTATTATGATAGAAAACTATTTAGACAAAATTAAGCAAAGGTTGAATGTTGTAGTTCTTCACGCTGTTGTGTATACAAGATATTCATCTGATATGCAACGTGGAGAATCCATTGATGCACAAATAAGATTGATAAGAAAATGGTCTGATGAGCATAGTATTGTAATCGATAAAATTTACGCCGATGAGGCACAGAGTGCAAAAAGCGATGAAAGAAAACAATTTCAACAAATGATAGCTGATTCAAAAAAGCAAAAAGATTGGCAACTTGTATTAGTACATAAATTAGACAGGTTTGCTCGAAATCGAATGGATAGTGCAGCTTATCGAGTGGAATTAAGAAAAAACAAAAAATATCTGATTAGCACTACTGAGCAATTTGATGACACTCCTGAAAGTTGTATGTTAGAAGGTATCATTGAATCAATGGCTGAATTTTATTCAAAAAACTTGGCTCGTGAAGTTATGAAAGGTTTAACCGAAAATGCACTGAAAGGTAAAACTTGCGGTGGTACTCCCCCATTGGGATATGATTTAGATGAGCGTAAGTATTACAAAATTAATGAGTTTGAAGCTCAAGCGGTAAAACTTATTTTCCAGTTGTTTCTTGAGGGTAAGACATATGGTGAAATCATTAGCAAGTTAAATACATCCGGATATCGAACAAAATGCAATCGACTATTTTCACGAAATTCACTCTATGAGATATTGCGGAATGAAAAGTATAAAGGCATATTGGTTTACAACAAAACACAAAGCCGTGACGAGATAACAGGTAAGCGTTCGGGACATCGTTATAAATCCGATGAAGAAGTCATTAGAGTTGATGGTGTCATTCCACAGATTGTATCTCCCGAAGATTGGGACGACGTACAGTTGATTTTGAATAGCAGAAAAAAGGCATTCAGAAATAATGCAAAAGAAACCTATTTGCTTTCCGGTAAGATTCGGTGTGGCAAATGTGGTGGCAGTTATGATGGTAGACGCAGTTTCAATAGTTGTGGTACAAAATACATATATTACGCTTGCAACGGAAAGCGTAATCCAAATTACAAGTGCAATAACAATTCTATTCAAAGAGATTGGATAGAATCATATATGATAAATATTATTGATAATTACATTCATCATCTCAGCAAAGCACAAAAGCAAAATATTTATCAACTATGTTTTGATAGTGCTCAGTCTTCTAAGAAAGCAGATATATCTATCCTTAACCAAAGATTAAACAGTTTAAACAAAGAACTTTCAAGAATTGTTGATGTTATTACAATAACAAACTCCCCCACTTTAATTGAAAAGCTTACAGATTTAGAGCAACAAAAAGCGGAAATACAGTTAAGGATTAAAGCTTTATCTCAAGAAAAAGGTAAAATATTATCAAAGCAAAAAATAAATTTGTTATTGACAAAGATAAAAAAAATGTTAAAGGAAAAATCAGTTCCACAATTAAAAGAGCTGATGGATCTTATAGTAAATGAAATAATAGTAAATGAAGAAGATGTAATCGTTTATTTAAACATCCCTATTACAAAGTGAAATAGCATATAATTCGTGTATGTCAAAAAGTGATCACCTCATCTGCACCATCATAACATACACATTCAAGAGATAGATTTTATCTATCTCTTGTGTGTTATAGTTTTATCAAAGCAATTCATATAGATTTGAATATCGCTTTCATTTACCACTATTTCTTTTACTACAAGATTTATCAATTCCTTTAACGGAGCTGATTCTTCTTCTAACATTTTTTCTGCTTTAGATAGCAGTTTTTTTATTGGTTCGGCAGAAAAATTATCATTACGAATTTCAATTTTTCTTACTTCTGCTTGAATTTCTTTTTTCTGTTGTTCTAATAATTCCAGCCTACTAATCAATGATTCCAAAGAAGCTTTTGAAATGGCATCAACTAATCTCTGTATCTCTGATTCAACCGAATTTAACTTATCCTGCAAAGTCTTAATTTCTTTATGGTTGCAGTTTTCTACCTCTTTTATATACTCGCTTTGAATGTCTTCAAAATATGTGGCATTAAACCTTTTTACAAATTCTTTTGTTGCTTGTACAACTATATCTTCAATCCAATCACGTCTAACACTACTGTTATCACATTTAAAATTTGGATTTCGCTTTTCGTTGCAGGCATAATATATATATTTCACACCACAGCTATTAAAAACACGTCTTCCGACATAACTGCCACCACATTTGCCGCATTTAATCTTACCGGAAAGCAAATAGGTTTCTTTTGCGTTATTTCCATATGCTTTTTTTCTGTTATCTAGGATTGACTGTGCCACATCCCAATCTTCAGGAGATATAAGCTGTGGAACCACGCCATTGATTCTAATCACTTCATCTTCAGACTTATATCTATGACCGGAACGCTTACCTGTTATCTCATCACGACTTTGCGTTTTGTTGTAAACAAATATACCTTTGTACTTTTCATTTCGTAATATCTCATATAGTGAATTTCTCGAAAATAATCGATTACACTTTGTTCGATACCCTGCTGCATTTAATATACTGATTATTTCACTGTAGGTCTTACCATCAAGAAATAGCTTGAAAATAAGTTTTACTCCTTGAGCTTCAAACGCATTAATTTTGTAAAACTTGTGTTCATCCAAATCATATCCCAATGGAGGAGTACCACCGCAGTTTTTACCTTTTAGTGCATTTTCAGTTAGACCTTTCATAACTTCTCGCGCTAAGTTCTTTGAGTAATACTCTGACATTGCTTCTATAACCGCTTCCAACATCGCACTTTCAGGAGAATCATCAAACTGCTCTACTGCTGAAATCAGATACTTTCTATTTTTACGAAGATGTATTCTATATGTAGCACTATCAAAACGATTTCGAGCAAACCTGTCTAACTTATGCACTAAGACAATTTGCCATTCCGCCGACTTGCTATCTTTCATCATTTGTTGGAATGCTTCACGATCATCTCTTTTTGCACTCTGTGCCTCATCTATATATTCACTGACAATAATTATATTATTATTTTTTGCAAATTCTCTAATAAACCTTATCTGTGCAGCTATAGACTCACTACGTTGCATATCTGATGAATAACGTGCATATATTACAGCTTTTAATACAAGCACATTTGTTTTTGTTCTTATTTTTTCAAGGTAATCAGCCAACATTTTATTTTCCTCCTTTTCGTGTACAGAGGGCAAATAAAAAATGTTCTGTTTTTATCCCTTGATTGCTTTATTATTATATCATATTTTACTAATTTTGTCAAGATAAATTCCAATTATATAACAATAATTCCTATCGAAAAGCAATTTGCCCCCTCATTAATTTCCTACTCCTTATTCATTTTTTCTTCTTGAATAGATATGATAAGTTCCTTCATCAGCTCCAAAATTCTATTAAAAACTTTTTCATCAATTTTTTCACTATAAATGAATTTAATCTCTCGCTCATCATTCATATTGTTCACCCCCTTGCACAATATATTTCATCGTTCTTTCAGGCACAAACACTTATTAATTTCCACCGATATATGATTATACTCTCAAAATACATATAGTGCAAATTATTCTTTATTTTAGTAAGATTATAAATATTGATACAAAAAAAATCGCTTTAGTTTGTATTACTAAAACGATTTAAGGGAAGATTTCAACACCAACGTCTGTTCAAATCCGTTTCATATATTAACTTTCCATTTTCATTTGTATTTCTTCTATTGCCATTTCCATATTCTCGCAATAAAATTCTACACTCTCAGCATCCAATATTATCTCCGTCAGTTCTTTTATTGCGTTTATATCATCATTCATTAAGAATGCCAATGCTTCTTTTGGTATAAATATATTTTCAGTTTCAAATACCATTTTTACTTCTTGCATAATATAAATTTCTTTTGCTTTTTCTATTATTGTACGCTTGTCAAGTTTTTCAATGCTTACCGCAAAATCATTGTATTCCTTTTTTATTTTTTCTTTTAATTTCTGATACTCTTTACTCGCCATAAATAATTCCTCTTTTACCTAATTTATTTTTAGTATATAACAAGTTTTAGCTACTGTCAATACAGTATTGCATTTAGGCACACAAAAAGAACACCAAAAACATTCAGTCTTGATTTTATATGTTATAATATGGAATTTGTCTTATATTCTTCTTTTTCTAATATATATTTAATATAAGTATAGTTCTGGGGGTGTGTCATATGCATAGGGGGAGTACGTCATATGCAGTGGGGTTGCAAATGGTATTGTTATGCCATTTAATCGTTTTTCTATCGCATTCAAATCTCTGTATGTTTGCATGTGTGCATTTGCTATCTTTGTATTTTCTACGTCAATTTTTCTGCGAATAACATTTTTATATTCTGTACCATCAGTCAATCTATAAAGCAGCACATAGTTACCGTTATTATTTATATTGGTTTGTT